TTAACATGTTAATACGTGTTACTGCTAGGGTCAGTGCTGGCACTGATGATCCAGAGCAATCAATTAGAGAAGCTGTTATTCTTTACTCTCAAGGAGAAATAGAAAATCAGCCTGGTTTTGTTATTGGTCAAGACGTGTCACCGTTTGAAATTGGATCCGCTATTAATTTTTCATTATCTAATATTTTTATTGTTACTGTTGAAGTATCAGAAGATATCGTGTCGCCAATTTATCAAACAACAACTTTTCCAATATCAATAGAGCAAGTTGCAAGAATAACCGAAAATAACATCCAGGTAATTTTGCAATGAGCCGCATACAAGAATTTGATTTTTCTGTTGATCTTCTACAGCATATTCTTTGGAATTTTAATCAAGCAGAAAATTTACAAAATCTTTTACAAAAAAAACAAGATTGGTATCAAGAAAACCAGCAAGAGTTTTGGGACAATTGGGTAAGAGATGTTTTTGATTTAAGAACAGCAAATGATTTTGGATTATCTATTTGGTCTATTATATTAGATCTTCCGTTATTTGGTGATTCTGATGTATCACCAACAGATTACCCGGCATTTGGTTTTGGTAGTCCTTTAAATATTAATTTTCAAATGGATTTAGAAAATGATATCAACATTGACATAGGGTCAGGCACGCCAATATTTAACCGTTTTAGTGAGGCAACATACTTAGCCACAAATGGCATAGTGTTGACTTCTTTCAATGATCAGTTTAGGCCAGAAAATGAAGGGATATTACTTGAAGGTCAGGGTGATAATGAATTTTTAAACTCTGAAGATTTTACACAGTGGGATACATCAGCATCACTTACTTTGACTTCAGACCCAGGTGTATTGTCAGTAAGAAATACGCCATCTGTTAGAATAGAATTTCCGGCTGATCCAGCAACACAGTTTTACACTGTAAATAGATCTGAAAATATACCGACGTTAAACGCGGGTGAAACGGTAAATATATCAGCATGGGTTCTGCCCAATCCAGCAAATACAACGATAAGGTTACGTATTCGCGTGCAGGATAGTGGCGGTTTCATCACTGGTCCAAGAATAAATATTGATGATCTATCTATCGCATTTCCAGACCCAAGATTAAGTATTAGAGTTATTCAAACAACAGGTAATTGGCTTAGAATTGAAGGTGTATTTACTAACGACATTAATCGAACAGATGTTGAGATACAACATCAAGTTGTAATTGATGCAATTGCAGCACCTGTATCATTTTGGTACGGGCAGCCACAGGTTGAATTAACATCATTTGCTAGTAGCTACATAGAGTCAGATATAGCGCCAGGTTCTAGAGAATTTGAAAGCTTGGTTGTAGCGTCTCCAAGTATTGACACGTCTGGCCCTGTAAGTTTTGTTGTTGATTTTGACATTTTAGGATTCACTGGTTCTAATCAAGAAATTTTTTCTTTAGGGTCTATTAGTTGTTTTTTAAATAATGGAACGATTAATTTTACTGCTGATGGAGTATCAACGGCAACAGGGGCTTTTATAGATATCCAGGTAATAAGCCAAGTTGCTTGTGTGTTTGATGGCAGCAATGCTAATTTATATGTTAATGGATCGCTCTTAGATCAAGTGGCAAGCGGCATTAGTGGGGCGCCATTCTTGTCACTTGGCGGGAACCTTTATGGCCATCTGAATAATTTTAGAGTATGGGAAACTGGTTTAAATAGCGCTCAAGTTTCTGATATCGCAAATGGTCAAGACCCGCTAGGAAGTACAATAACGCAAAATTTTAACAACGGTAATTTTGCTACTGATGCCTTTGGCATTGTTGGTCTAACGTTAGAGCAAAGGCGATTACTATTACGATTACGTTATTATCAATTAGTTAGTAGTGGTGCCGTGCCTGAAATTAATGAATTTCTTGCATTTTTGTTTGGTCCTGGTGTTTTGTATGCGATTGACAACCTAGACATGACAATGACTTATGTTTTTACTCAGCAACCAGATGCCCAAATACTATTTATTTTACAAGAATTTGATTTACTGCCAAGGCCATCAGGTGTCAGCATAGAAATAATGGTATCAGGTATTGACTCTTTTGGTTTTGATCCTGATGGATTAAATTTTGAAAACGGTAATTTCTTTTCTGGAGTTTTATAATGGCATTAACTTATTATTTTAGAACGCCATTTGGCGCTGCTGGCGATAGAACGCCAATTGAGGAAGATAGCCAACCATCTGGAATCGTTAATTACACAGATGGCTATGGCACAACATACGAATTAGACCCTGACACACAGGCAACAGCAAGACGAGTTGAGCGTCGACAATTTAACGAAAACTTTTATAACGCAACGGTATCATTAAAAGAATATCAAGAAAGGGGTGTCCCTGATTTTATCGAATCGTCACAAAACCAAGGTAATCCTTTTCCTTATTCGCAATACGCAAGAGTAAGGTATGACCCAGGTGGCGGGTTTAGACTTTATGAGTCTTTGATTAACAACAATACGACATTGCCAACCAATGCCGCAAATTGGCGTATTATAGACGCGGGTAACGTAGGGACAGCATCTCAATTTGATGTAGGAATTGGTTTCAATGAACTTGCAGTAGTTGGCAACCCAAACTCTAACCCACTTGCAACTGATCAAGTTATCCTTTCTACGCAGAACGCTAATGGTTATTTTTTATTGTGGTCTAGTAATCGTAGAACACAATTTGGCAGAATTTCAGGATTTTGTAATGATGGATTTTTAGGGACTGTGACACTACCTGCTAGTTATCTTGTTCCTTCTGATTACGATATACAAACATCATTTGAAAGCGCGCCATCATTTACAACAGCCGGTGGATCATTCCATATAGAATGCCCGACACTTTCAAGAACGCAAAATGATTTCCAAGTTTTTGTTTATGGTCCTACTGGATTTTTTGTTGATGTGTTTTGGCATGTTGACACAACGCAAGTAGCTTAAGGTGACTAAAATGTCAAAACATGTTGATTTAAAAGAAGGCAAAAAATATTACAATCCTAAAACTAAAAATTTTCCTAAAATTGTTATTATGAATGGGAAAATTTGTTGTGATGTTGAAGGTTGCACGCACATTAATGACATGCCTGGCGATGCTAAAAAATGGTTTACTAGCAACCATGAACCTGGCTATAGATGGGTTTGCAAAAATGGCATTTATCCAATGAAAGAAAAAATTCCAGGTTTTGACTTTAAAAAAATGGAAAAACAAAAAACAGAAAAATCCATAAAACAATTGTCCGAAATTATAGATAATTCGATTATGGATAAAGGAGAAAAGGAAAGCATGGAACGACAAGTCAGCGATTTGAAATTAAAGTTGGAAAGTTTATAGCAATTTGTTATATTGAGATGGTCTTATTATTAGTTTTATTTTTCCCAGTGATTACTCACTGGGATTTTTTATAGCATTCGATAGCTGTTAATTTTATTTGATGTAATCTATCGTTCAATAGATCGTCTTTTATATCATAGACTCGCACGTTAGCAGAAAAAAACCATTTTAACGCCCAAGACAGCAACAATGTTGCTGTCAAGCATTGTTGTTCAAAATCATATTGAACGATGACATCAAAAGAATCAAATTGTGATTTTTTGATATTAGATTCTTTAGCGCGCTTCGTGTAACATTCAATCATTTAATATTTTCTCTATTTTAGATACGCATAAATTAAAAATATCTTCATTAAGATAATATGATGAAAACTGATTTTTCATTACATCAACATAAAATTTACTTGATTGTGTCGGTGCGATTTTTTTAAATTTATTATTGGAAATTTTTGTAATAGTCCCGTCAGCATGTTCAAACCATGCTGACTGTACGTTGCCGGTTTTATACGTGTGGTATTTCAGACCACACAACTCATATATATTGTTAAAATAAATTCTGTCGTGTTTATCTGTTCTCCACCGATTCCCCCCGTTTTCTAAGAGCAAATCAATTTGCTCTTTAGTTAATTTATGTTTTAATTTTTCATCTATAAACATGATAGTTTTTCCTCTAACGCTGCTCGTGTAGCAGCTTCATGTTGTTGTTCTGTTATCTGCCAAATTTTTAAGTCTGTTTCATCTAAACAGACGTCTTGTAGCTCTTTGAGAGAGTTAGTATCAAAACATGCAACTGCAAATGCTCTTGTATTTCCGCTCAATTCATTTATCAACATTTTCCGTCCTCGCTGTTAGTTGATGAGCAAATAATAATGTCGCGAGATTTTCAAAGCTAATTGAAACTATCTAATCAAACCTGGCTTTTAATAGGAAAATGTTATTTCACGCGGTAATAAAAATATAGTGTAATAGCACTACACAAACAAACAAGGAGATGGAAGATGTTGATTTTGACTCGCCGAGTTGGCGAAACATTAATGATTGGGGACGAGGTGACCGTAACCGTATTAGGGGTAAAGGGAAATCAAGTCCGTATTGGCGTAAACGCTCCAAAGGAAATTGGAGTACATCGCGAAGAAATCTATGAGCGGATTCAAAAAGAAAAGGGGAATGAAATTGAATAACATCAATGAAGCGCTTAATGCGCTTATCAGCATAACGCATAGCGTCAAAGCCATCAAAGACTATGCAGCTCAAGCAAATCCGCAAGAACGAGAGCTGATAGCACAACAGATGCACGCTACATACTCGTTAATGTTTGCAGCTCACGCCGAGCTAAAAGCTAAAAAATAACCAACCCCGGGCTTAATGCCCGGATTTAAATGGAATTGACAATGAACGAAATTATCATCTATGTGCTAGTTTTCACAAAAATGCTGTCATTGATTTTAATTGCAACTGTTTTAATCGCATTGCTAATGCGTTCTCTTTTTAACAAGGAGCATAAATATACAATTTTATGCTTGATCGTTACCGCGATCAATCTATTGCTAATTTTTAAATACAATATCCATTTCAATTTTAGTTATTGCCTATAACATTTCCCTCTTTAATTTAAAAAAACAATTTCCATATTAACTGTTGTTTGGTTAATATGGAAACAAATGAAGGAGATAGACAGTGACTAAGCGACAAACTATTAAACTATTCCAAAAATTATTCGAGCCGAGTGCCAGAACTAGGCGCAATTGGCGAGAAATGATCAACTCTTTAGAAAAAGAAGAGGTCTTGACCCCCAACCAGGCACAATGGCGCAGGATGCCTTCTGACTTTGATGATATAAAGGGCTTCTGCGATATCAAATAAATTCATAAGCTGCGCACGCAGCCGAAATTGCTAAGAAATAAAGGATATAAAATGACAATTGCAGAACAGATAAAATTTTTTCACACTGAGCTTAATAAAAACGACCTCTCGTTAAAAATTAAAAACATCAACGATCTAGAAGCCGAATGCACAAGAAAAGCCATCTCTAGTAATTTAGATGATGATCAAGCTACAAAAATGTATAAGTTTTCTGATAAAAGCATTTTAATCATTGTCTATTCAACAGCAGAGCTATTCGTTTATTCAGCCAACCAATAAAAAATATCAATAACAACTAAGAACTTGATTAAAAATAAATATTTCCAAATTAACAATTAACGCGATAATATATAGTCACTGCTTAAGAAAAGCAGCAACTAAAAAAGGAATTAACAGATGAAAACTTTTATCAGAACTTGTGGCAACCTATCAACTACAGCTGTCAACCCTGAAAGCGGAAAGCGCCTAGGCAGCAAAGTTAGTGCCGCTGTTTACGCCGATGGCGATCGGCGGTATCTCAGACTAGAGGGTGTGAGATACCGCTTCCCTGATCTTTTATTAACAGATGCCCAGCGTGAAAAGCTTTTCACGCTGCAAGGCTCAGATGAAGCCGCCTATGCTTTTGACTTGCTCAACGTTCAAACAATTTTCAATGAGCAGTAAACCAACCAAAGCTCGCCATTGCGGCGGGCTGCCGAGGTAGGGAAAATGGATTTCTTGAAGCTAGATTTTACAGATCCTAAAAAATGGCAATTAATCGCCAACGTGCTGCAATATGAAAGCAGCGAGAGTTGGTGGGAAGAATATGGCTCATGGGCGATAGATGAGATGCAAAGCGCCCACGATGTAAAATCTATGCTGCCGATCTGGCACGGCAAGCAGATAAAAGAAAACCAAACAAAAAACACCCGCAATTACAAAAAAGGCACCTGCGACCATTGCGGAGCGCATTTCTGCTACGGCGGTGCGTTTAAAAACCTGGAAACAGGTCAAATAGCTATCGTAGGCAACATATGCGCGAGCACGGTTTTAAATCTAACGATTGACGGGCGCGCAGATAAACTATTACGTAAAAAAATAAAGTCGGCTAAAACGCGGCATGAAAACAAAATCGCACGAGAGCAACGGTTATTAAAAATAGAAACTTTTGATGCAGATTTAAAAGCCGCGATACTTTTAGATAATTATGTTTGTAAATCAATAAAACAGTATTATCTAAATACTGGTGATATTACTGATCGCCAGAAAACATTGTTAATTAAGTTGCTGGAAGAAAGCCGCGCAGTCCAAGAAAAGCTGCCAGCTCCACGCAAAATAGCAGTAGAGGAAGGCAAGGGGGTAGAAATTACAGGAAGCGTAATTTCTATAAAATGGAAGGAAGGGTTCGCTTTCAACTCAAGAATCATGATGATGTTAGTAGAAAGCGTAAAAGGGTTTAGGATCTATGGTACTGTCCCTAAATCACTAATAGTAGAAGACCTTCAACCAGGCGATAAAATTTCATTCACGGCAAACGTGGAAAAGTCAGAAAAAGATGAAAGTTTCGGCTTTTTCAAACGCCCAAGAAAAGCAAAAAGGAATTAAAAAATGTTACATTTTCTTAAAGACACCCAAAAGATTTACATCGAATCGAAAAGTGGCTCTCAACAAAAATACACTGATCTGACACTTGCTGAGTTCATCAAAACGCCAATAAAAAAGATCTTAGAAAAAGCTCACGGGCCAACCATTTTTCGCGGTCTTGAGCCGCAAGTGGTTCGAGTCCACACGCGCCAAGGCATGTCCGCTGGACACCCTGTCCTCAAGAGCGAGGAAGGGGATTATTTTTATTTGGGCTACGGCCCAATACAGCATCCGCCAAGAGACGTTACTTGTGAATTTTTTGGCAAGCGATTGAAGCTAGTAGAAACCCCGTATTATCGTTATAAGAACCTGCCAAGCGACAAGTTTCATATCGTAAACCCTAAATCCCTTAGGGGGACAGGGATGGATGAAAATGGCGACGTGTTTTTAATTTTTGAAAATAAGATAAAAAAAATTAGTGGCGACGCTATATGCTTTGCCACTCACGAGGATTTTGTCAGCTATGTCCCCTCTGAGATTGTAGACGAATGCGGGCCTAACGCCCGTCACTGGGTGGGCCTAGACGGCAGCCACCTCACCGATTTAAACAGAAAAGAGCCCACTTTTTTAAAAGAGGCTTATAAAGGAGCGCCAGCCAACCGCGCTATATGGTTTCAGAGCCGTGGAGACGTGTGTAACGCGTCAACCGCGTGGATTGAGTGCTCTTTTGATTCAATTGAAAAATACCATTCTCATTAATTAATTAATAAAAGGAATTAATAACATGTACTTTAACATGACAGTTCACAATATTTTTACTAAAACTGATGTAATAAAAAACCTTCATTTTGCAATCAGAAATCGCACTGACATAAAAGACGTTTTTAGCGCGTTGCACGACTACGCGCTATCAGAAGGTGTCAGGTCTTTAATTATTGAGTCTTTGAAAATAAATTTTGAAGAAAGCAATGCTTTTGAGAATTTTTTGTCACTTTTTAAAGACGTGCTTAGCAAGCCAACTGACAACAATGTTAAATGCGCAACCGCGCATGCTGACATAAAAATGGATAGATTAAGCTATGTTTTATCGTCAAAAGAAACAAGCTTTATAAAAAAACGTATAGATACTCAATTCGCGCAACGTTTACGAAAGCACATAGAAAAATCCCTCCCGTTTAAAACTTGGGATTTTCTTACACCACGTGATAACCCTACAATTTTTAATCTCGATCCAAAAAACGTTTTAATAACAAACGTTTATCCTAATGATATGTTTAAATACCTAGTCTCATCGTTAGATGAGAAGCGCAATATAAACGCCTGTAATGGTTTCGCGTTTTTTATTGATAGCGACGCAGAAAGCGTCCCTTTGCTCACTGCGCCAGGCTCAATCGAAAAAAATGCTGAAAAAGTACAGCAGTATTGCAAATCAATCGAAAAAGAAAAACGTTGTCCCCTAGCGCTTTTCGGCTGCCCCGGCAGCTACGCTTTACAGCTCGAAAGGGATGCGAAAGAGTTTACAGAAGACGACGTCCTCCCTCGTGTCATGGCAGCTCTGTACGACAGCATCACAGAGCAGCATGCGCTTGATACCGTAAATGACCACTGGTCCCGCCGTGGTTATAGGGATCAGGTCGAAATGACATTTATTGAATTTGTTGAAAAGGAGGGCTAATCGATACTGCTAGAAATACACTAAAAAATTATGCCGCTGTAATTAGCGGACTTTACTTTATAAAAAGGATAAAAAAATGAAAATTATTTTAAATATCTTCAACAGCACCAATAAATTGAAATCGCATTTAAATCATATTCTATATGAAGATGATATCACCATCATGCAATTTTTGATTTTACATGAATTATCATCTAATAAAACAGTTAACTTGACTCAATTATGTGATAGTTTGTTATGTTCTCCGCCTGAGATTACAAACATAACTAGCAGAATGCAAAAAAAACAACTGATAACAAAAACCAAAAACATAGATAACCGTCGATGCGTAGATGTGAAAGCAACAAAATATGGTAATTCTATATATAAAAAATACAAAGATAGAATTGAATTTTTTAATACACAGATACAAATAAACAAACTGTTAAATGAGAATGAATTATGAAACTTTTAACTTTATTATTGATTCTATTGTCATTTAACACTATCGCAGATGTTGAAGTGATAGCGGGTGTCAAAACCTATCATATCAATTACAGATATGAAAATGAACAAAACAAGTTAGTAGCAATACGATACAATAACTATTTTGCTGCATATTTTGACAATTCTTTTAGCCGAGAAACAGCGGCTATAGGGAAAGATTGGCAATATAATAAATATTTTGGCGTGCTGTATGGCGCGTCATACGGATATTGCTATGAAAACATACTTCAGCCTGACCCTGAAGATTGCACAAAGCGCGTTTTGCCATTGCTTGCACCTTACGCTAAAGTAGCGTACCAAAGAGTAAACGCCAGGTTGTTGCTTTTTGGTAACGCTATAGTGGCAACAATAGGAGTCACATTTTAATGTTACCTGAACAAGAATATCTAAACGAATGCTTTCGCTATGACAGTGAAAGCGGCGATTTATTTTGGAAGAAAAGGCCACAACACCATTTTGTTAATTCAAAAATAAAAAAAACCAACAAGCTTAATAATAAAAAAATAAATAACAAAGAGCTTCAGTTAAACGGTGTTCGCTATAGAACATTGCATGTTATATACAAAATGCTGTTTAATTATGACGCGATAAAAGAAAAAAAACAAATTCGTTTGATAGATGAAAAGGGGCCAAACACAATAATAAATACTAGAATTGTTGAAAATCCCAGCGCAAGAAATAAAAACAAGATTAAAGCAGAAAAGAAAATAGAAGATATAGAAATAAAAAATGCAAGATCATTGGTATCCAATGATTATAAATTCAAAACCTACTATGAGGCGTATTGCTACGCCGAAGGTATGAGAAATGGATCTTAAACAAATTAGCGAACATTTCAAGACATTGAATATGAAAATGCGCAATATTTAATTTCCATGCTTAAAATGGTGATAGAGAAAATAATTAAACCCTATACCTAATCCCTGCCTTTTTCAATAATTGCCGGTATCTTTGACACTCCCTTTCTATATCGGCAATTTCTTTAAACTGGTCTTTAAGTAAAGGCTTACGCTCTTCAAGCCATTTCAAATGGGCTTCACCATATTTTTGTTTAATAAACTCTGTGTACTCCTTCCGCATGCCTGACCCGTGTTGGTTGCATCTTACAGAGCATTGCTTATGTATATTTGTTAGCTCGAATCTTATATCCGGCCTTGCCGCTCTCGTGAAAAAATGTCCGGCATCATATTGTATATTTGGTTTTGTTGTGCCACACGTGCAACACGGCTTTCCCTTATCTCTTACGTGCACAACCCATTGGTTAACTAGTTTTTGGAGTATTTCATACCAATCACTCCTTGTTCTAATTTCTTTTCGCTTTTCTTTTTGCCAGGCTTTTATTCTTTTATCTTCTAGTTTATTTGATTGCTCTATAACTTTTTGTTGGTTTTTGATGAAATAGTTATAGCGGCATTCGTCGGAATGAAAAAAACCAAGCGGCGCGAGTATACCGCTTGATGCTAAAAAATATTTATTGCAGCTTCTGCACTTTTTTTTGCTGTTTGACATTGAATCCTCTAACTAAATAAGTCTGATTCTGGCTTACAAGATTGAATCGCAGCATTAAATGCATTAGAACTATCACCGTATTTCTTGTACGTGAAGCTATGCTCTTTTCCGCCGGTTCTAACAACAACCCTTCGACCATCGATATGACTAAAAATAACCGCTACTGGCGCTCTATCTGATCCTTTTAAAGCGGTGGCTTTCTCCTCACAAATATGTGGATTGTATTCATGTCTGCTGTCTTTATAACCTCTACAATAAAATCCTTCGCCATAACCACATTTACACTTTTCCAGAGGCATTAACCAAGGCGGTGTATCTACTGGCTTAAACTTTAAATTCTTAACCTTTATAGCCATTTAACCCCCTATTATTCTCTTTGCGATTGTATGCAATGCTGTATTTTTTGGCTGCAATGCATTTTGGTGAGCTTCAAGTCGCGTCCTTTCTTCATCTCTAAGTATTCCAAAATATCGGTTCACCCATATAACAACAGGAGACAGCATCGCTGCGACCCATAGTGAACCTTCTTGAATAGATTTTACCATCTCGCTATTACCTGTTAATACCGCAAATAGCCAGCCTGCCACTATAGCAATAGTACAAGCTGCAAAAATATAAAAAGAAAATAAAATAACTTTTGGTCTTGTGGTGTGCTTTTGCACGGTATCAGCGTGGAACATTGCCCTAACCGTCTCATGCTCTTGTTTTAATTGCTCTAGCTCTATGTCGAATTCTAACGCTAGAAGTTTCGATTGCTCGCTTTCCGGTAATTCGCCTATTTTTTCTAAAATGTCATGGCCTGTTGATTTGTCATCAATAGGCGTAGAAAGTACACTGCTAACAGCTTCTATAATGTTAGAGCCTGGCAGTACTTCTTTAACAATGCCTTTGCCGATCTTTGATAGAATTTTCAAAAGCTTCATAATTTAATTAACCCTGTTACTAAGGAAAAAATTACTATTAAAATAATATACTCGCAAAGCATAATGATAAAACCATCATTTGTTCTTAAAAAAATCAAAAAACAACTAACAATAATACTACATGTGACAAACGCAACCATTTTATTACCCTCTACGCCAAGGCAAAAACTCTTCCGCGTTTTCTTCTGTCACTTTTCCGGAAATTACTTTATCTAGGCGATTGATCGATCCCTGTAGGGTGTTATCGTATCCAGCCCACTCAGACGCAAATAAATATTTCCAAATAAAATTATGATCATAAATACCAAACACCCTTTCGCAATATATTTGGAAATCTAGAGAACCATGTAAAAAATCACCCGCTAAAGCCTCAAGCTCTTCGATGCCAAGTAATGGAGCATGGCCAAGCAAACAGCCGTGAGAACCACAGTCTGTTTTGCTTTTGAAACTTTTAGGAAAAAAGACTGAAACAGTATGAACAGATCTATATTGCTCCATATTAAAACGATACTGAATTCTATCAAAATTATCTTCAAGCCCTTGCTTAAGTATCTCTAGGTTTTTAATGTTCATTTTTTACTTTCCTTTTTTAGTTTCTATCAAAGTCGTCAGGGATTTTATACTTTATCTCTTCGATATTTTCGACCATGCACCAGTCTGGTTCTATTCCATGCCTTTCTGCCCACGATATAATTAAATTTTCTAATTCCTTTTTCTGCTCTTCAGAAACATCATCAAGATATTTTTCTGCATACTCACCGCAATATTCAAACGCTAAATTTTGCATTTCATCAATAATCGAATTAACAGATAGATATTTATCAAAAGTTTGCCTAACAGACAATCCTTTGAATAATGTTAAAACCTCAACAGTTTCTCTTTCCTCTTCTCCATAATATTCAAGATAATATTCAAGTGCATTCAAAGCCGCTTCTTCTATGTCTTCACTAGAGTTTGAAAAATCGTCTTCAACGTGAGAGTAATAAATAACTTCATCCATAATTTACACCAATTAAAAATTAAGTAGCTTATTAACCGCGTCATCTAGCTCGCGCTGATCATGCATAACGCTAGAAAGAACATAGCGCCAGCATAAATTAACAGCGGATTTGTAAAACTCGTCGAAATCCTCCTGAGACATTTTTGAGAATGAAATCGATCTGGGAATCTTCCTTATTCCGTCCGGGCATCGTATCAACTTGGCATGATTGACACCCATTTTGACCCATTCCAATAACGACTCTATAGACGCCTCAGGTTCACCAATCCCTCCCCCCTTACGTTTGGTATTAATTTCTTCTAAAAACGTCGCACACGCTTGGAGAATGGCTGCATTCTGCTCTTGTGTCGTCCCTGCCTGGCTATGAATCCACTGACAGAACGATCTAAGAACGTTTTGCTCAGCCGTAGACACCATCCGGTCCCCAGGATTCCAGTGTTCCATAGTGACTGAGAGCAGTGCAAAAAATTTGCGGTGATGCTCGACACTGCGAGCGCTCCCCGAAGTGACCTTAACACTGACAATAGTTCCAGGCTTGTACTTTTTGACAAGCTCATTACTTAATTCATCAGCGGGCACTAATTCGCCATTTTGTTTTATTTTTAACAGAATTTTATTCATCGTTCGCGATCAATCCAAGGCAAAAGAGTTTTTGCATCTCCTTCTGCGACTTCTCCGGAAATCACTTTTTCTAGTCGATTGATTGCGCCTTGCAGCGTGTTGTCGTAATCCACCCAATACCCACCAAATAAATAATCCCAAATAGGGTCCGATATTATCTCAATACCAAAAACCCTACCGCAATACGAATTAAAATCTAAACTCTCGTATCCATAATCGCTCTCTACCGGCTCAAGCTCTTTAATGTCAAGCAGCGGGGCCAAGCCAAGCAAACAACCGTGAGAACCACTGTCGGTCTTGCTTTTAAATTCGACTGCATCCAAGCCATAACCATTCTCAGATTCTTTGCTTCTATGAAAATCCATTGTGAAATGTTTTTCAAATCTATTGAAATTATCTTCAAGCCCTTGCTTCAATAATTTAAGGTTGTCGATATTCATTTTTTGTGTTCCTTTTTATTATATATCTAATTTGTCAATATAAAGCAGATCTAGATTTTTATAATCCATGAATCATGGATTTGTTTCTCCACGAATAATTCAATCTTTGAGGTGTTTATGTTTACTGTAACATCAAAATAAACAACAAAGTATTTACCGCACCCTCCTTCCTCTACACAGCAGGTAGCAATTTCAGGAGGATTGTAGTAAAGAGAATCTATTTCAAAATTTCGTCCAAAGGCTGCATTGCAGTAAGGACATAACAATTTTTTGCTAATTTTTAAAACTGTCATAATAATATTCCTAGTTGTTGGCTTTTGATTTATTGTATTGACCTATACCCCAAACAATAGCCCAGCAGCACCACAAATAGTGGTACGAGTATTCTTGATTGCTAGTTTCAAAAAAATCTAAAAACTCATGTCCAAAGCTGCTTTCGTAGCCAACAACCACGTCATAATCTCGGATTTCACATCCGGATAAAGATTTTATTACTTCTTTGTTGATTTCTTCTTTGACTGCCGCCTTCTCTTCATCGTCTTTAAATTGAAAATAATTCTCAAACCAATACCAAACGTTTTCGATTAATTGCTCTTTGCTATATTGTTCTATATGAGATTGCTTGCACTGAGATTGCACTTTCTCAGACCAATAAGACGGTTTGATGGCAATTTCGCCATCATAGAAAAAATCAAACATATCTGGCTGTTTAGAAAAAACATAAGTGCCCATGTCTTGGCAAATACATAAGTGCCCAGGCCATGTAATTAAATCAAATCTGTAAACTTGAGAACCGCCATTCGTGAATTTTAAATGCCGATAAAGTCCATCGTCTTTTAATATTTCCATTGAATGGTTTTCAACATCTTTTAAAAATTGCTCTTTAGTGCATTGCATTTTTGTTTCTCCAATTTTTTATTATTACCAATCTAAATCACGAATATCTGATAATGCCTGGCTTATTTCTTCTTTTCTGGTTTTGTCATGTTGTTTGTGATCAGCGGAATTATCATTTTCTAAAATAATATTGTCTGGATTGATTGGTGTTAACCAAAATTTTTCTTGCATGTAGCGAGTTATGCCAAGCGCATATTTCTCATACCATGATGGACATAGTGATTTACGTTTTTCGATATCGATTATCATTGATTCAAAATCGTGTTCACTGAGTTTAAGCGATTTTGCTTTTTTCCACGCTGTTGAGTCTGTCCCCCCCTTTTTATTGTCCGGGTATAACTCAAAGAATCGTTTGAATGATTCCGGTTTTCTCGTTTTTTTCTTGTCGATATCCTCTGCTCTGCTCTGCTCTGCTCTGCTCTCCTCTCCTCTCCTCTCTATAGCGTTTTGCTCCGCTGTCTGTAGCATCATGCTAGCATCATGCTCGCATTGTGTAAGTGATTGATCTGATTGTAAAAAACCGCTATCTATCAGGATTTTTAAATCTATTTTGTCAGTTGCCCCAATTTTGCGAGAAATCCAGTCAGGATCGGCGGGGATTTTGTTGTTGGTGCGACTTGCTAGCATCATGATAGCAAGCAAATGAGCCTTGCTGGCGTCCGTTAAATTACAAAATGCATAGTCATCGAGTAGCGCATTATGCAATTTAATCCATGGGGGTGATCGGTCTTTGTAGTGCTGTAATTCTGACCAATTTTTTACGCTAATAAAATTCATCATTCAGCCATCGCTATCAATTCTGATGTTTTTATCTCTAGTATTTGCGCGATTTCATCTAATCGTGTTGTTGTTATTTCTGTTTTGCCGTTCAACATTCTGCTAACCATTTGTCTAGAGATGCCTAATTCTTGAGCAAGCCAGATCTTCTTTTTTTGGTGTCGAATCAATGCCATTTCGATGGCAACTGCAAATTTACTTTTCATGTGTTAGTTATTCTCTATGTAAACCTCATAGCTAAAAGTATTTGACAATGACGCAATAATGTCAAATAATTTGTTACATCGATTGATGACAAATGAAAACAGCTAGCGCTAAAAATGGCAGAAATCATGTGTGAAAAACTAATCTAGGAGAAATGATGAATATTTCCGAAATTGAAAATTTTTTAAAAACTTTAGAAAACCAAAACGATAATTTTGGCGGATTTATTGGGAAGAAAGTGATTATAAGAACCTATAGCGCTGGAGTGTGGTATGGAGAGCTTAAAAAAAAATCAGGGAGAGAAGTAATTTTGATAAATGCCAGGAGGATGTATTTTTGGTCGGCGGCCAAATCTATAAGTCTAAGTGGTGTAGCGAAATACGGTATAAAAGGAACTTCGAAAATATGCCCTAGAATAGAATCTATTTGGCTCGAAGCTATAGAAATATTAGAGCTTTCAAAAAAATGTATTAATGATTTAGAGGGGGCTCCCGATGTCGAAGCTGAATAAACAATTAAGATACGGCGACGGCTACGGCAACGGCTACGGCTACGGCTACGGCAACGGCACCGGCTACGGCAACGGCACCGGCAACGGCACCGGCAACGGCAACGGCACCGGCGACGGCAACGGCAACGGCAACGGCAACGGCTACGGCAACGGCACCGGCAACGGCACCGGCGACGGCAACGGCACCGGCAACGGCAACGGCTACGGCTACGGCTAGCATAGAAGATCAGGGCCTCCCAAGAGGCCTTTAAGATATATGCAGCTGAAATTCAATATTGAGATTATCCAAAATGGAAAATTATCTAGTTATTTTAATTAGCGGAGAGATTGGCTATTGCCGTTATAAAAAAGTATTACCTGGTGCATTTGTAAAAATAAAGTCACCAAGTGGTATAATTAAAGGTGTTGTTTCTTGTGTGATTAATTCTAAATAGATGGAATAGATAATAATGAGTGATTCTAACGTTATTGCATTGCGCGATTATGAAAAAAAACAAAACAAATTATTTAGTGAAGGATCACTACAAGAAGAACAATCTAAAATTTTAGATTATCAAGACATGTTGCTTGATACAGAATCCGGCATGATGGATATTATAGAATATCTACAGCACAAAAGTGATTCACCTAACGATTTAGAAAAAGCATTGATAAAAATATCAAAGGCTACAAAAAACAATAAAATGATAGAAGCGTTCATGTGCCTGCAAGATCTTTTAACAAATGGCGCGAGAGATTTAGCACACAAGGAAGTAACAGGGGTTTGGCCCAATGATCGTGTTTAATTGTTTTTGTTTTGAATCACTGTCAGAAGACAATAAAAAACGCTATTTGGCATACAAGAAGAAAAAAAGAGAAATAGAGAGCCAAAGAATATTTAAAAACTATATGAAAGCTAAAGGTGCAAGAAATGACTGAAGAAAATAATATGGAAATAATTATTAAAGATAAAAAAGATATTATTAAAAGTACTCAGCAAGTACAAAAAAATCAAGAATCAATTATTCCAATGCAACTAATGCAGATTGCTATTGAGAATAATGGAGCTGTAGAGCAGCTTGAAAAGCTCATGGAACTGCAAGAACGATGGGAAGCTAAGCAGGCTAAAGAGTCTTACTTTATTGCTCTTGCTTCATTTCAGTCTGAAATACCAGTTATTGAGAAAAAGAAAAAAGTTTACTACGAGAGTAAAAAGCCCGGCGTATCTCCTACGGCTTACAAGTACGCTCCACTTGATGACATTATGATTCAGATTCGACCGTTCTTGGAAAAAAATGGTTTGTCTGTCCGGTGGGAGCAATCGCAAGATGATCATTCAATCTGCGTGACTTGTATTGTCACTCATGTTAATGGGCATAGTGAGCGGGTTCGGCTTTCTGCCGTGGCCGACCAAACAGGAAATAAAAACAACATTCAAGCAACTGCATCAACAGTCACATATCTCCGACGCTACACAATTACCGGTGCGCTTGGCATTGCAACTGCTGATGAAGATATTGATGGTCGAATTCCTTCATATATGGAAAGTAAGCAGCAAGAGGAACAAAACAAGCAGCTTCATGATTTTAAGTTTTATCCAGATAGTGCTTTTGTTAAAAATTGGACTAAGTGGCTTAAAGGTGTTGAATCAGGGAAAATAACAAAGGAAAACCTGATCAATAAATTAGAAAGCAAAGGGCATACTTTAACTGATGATCAGCGTAACCAAATCGAAGGTATAAAATAATGAAAATAGTAAAACTTGTTCAAGGTAGTAAAGAATGGCATGAGTTCCGAGCTGAAAAATTTACCGCTTCTGATGCTTCTGCAATGATGGGGCTTTCAAAGTACAAAAGTCGTACTCAGCTTCTTGTTGAAAAATGTGAAGGCGTATTTGAAGAAATAACCCCTCACAAGCAGGCGCTTTTTGATAAGGGCCATGCTGCTGAAGCTGCTGCTCGCCCACTGGTTGAAGAAATGATTGGTGATGAGCTTTACCCGGCAACGGCTGTCAGTGAAGATTGGGAACTTATTGCCGCTTCATTTGATGGCGTGACCATGCTTGAAGATGCGATATTTGAGCACAAGCTTTTCAATCAATCGTTGATTGAGTACATCGAAACAAACTCTGATCTTCCTGATACGCATTGGCCTCAAGTTGAGCACCAGCTTTTCGTATCTGGCGCTTCAGTCTGTCACTTCCGTGTTTCAGACGGAACAGAAGAGAACAGCTATGACTTTGAGTATGTTTCTGTTCCTGAGCGAATGAAAAAAGTTATTGATGGCTGGGAGGTTTTTGAAGCTGATATGAAAAATTACAAGCCAGAAGAAAAGCAGCAAGAAGTTACTGCTGGTCAATGCTCATTCCCTGTAATAACTTACAAGGTAATTGGTACTGAGATCATCACCAATATCTTAAGTTGTCTTCAGGTGGTCAAAGAACTTGCTGAAACTGAAATGAATAAGAAGCTTGAAACAGACCAAGATTTTGCAGATAAAGACAAGCTAAACAAGGATGTTAAAAAAGCTCGCGCCAGCCTGAAGGATATGATTGCCAAGGTTCGCGGAGAGTTCGTTAGTTACTCTCAGTTTGAAGAAGTTGCTCAGGAAATGGATGGCGTACTTCAGAAGATGCAAAGCCATGGTGAGAAGCAGGTGAAGAAGGCTAAAGAAGATAAAAAGCAGGCAATTATTGAAGATGCCGCAAGAGATTTAGAGATTCACCTTGTTGAGTGCAATGCCAAGATTGCGCCGATGTATGTGCAAAGCATTATCAATGTTAAGCCTGATTGGACTGGCGCAATGAAGAACAAGCGCACTATTGAAAGCCTGGCCAATGCGGTAAGCGAAGAACTCGCTAAATGGAAGATTGAAATCAATCAAGTGATTGATCGTGCTGTTCATAACCTCAAATATCTTCGAGATAACGCTGAAGAATACAAATTCCTATTCAATGATGCTCAGCAGTTAGTTAACCAAGAATCTGATCCATTCCAGGCAATCGTTAAGTCACGCATTTCCGATCACAAGAAGTACGAAGATGATAGACTTAATGCTGAGCTACATCGCATTGAGCGTGAAGCCAAAGAAAAGGAAGAATGTGAGGCAGATATCAATGATGATCCAGATATCTTAGTTGACGAATTAGAAGAAATCACTGAAAACGCTGTAAAAGCAGAAATAAAAGAAGTCATTGATGGTGTTAAAATGGTTGAATTTAAATTCTATAGTTTAACTAATGATATTATTGAAAATCTTAATACAAGATATCCTAAATTATTTCATGAAGTAAGTGAAAAAGACGGAAACAAAATTGCAGAAATAAGAAATGGAACAAAAAACACATACATATCGACATATATTGATAGTCAGTCGTATGTGTTAGCGTGTTTGTTTGGTGAGTATTATATCATTGATTCAAAGGCAAAATATGCATTTAAAAAATGGAATGACCAAGTAATGGTTTATGCTGAGCCGCCAGAGATCCCAACAAAAAAAGAACTAGAATCAAGGAACATGTATGTAAAGGGTAAAGATTTATTTTGCCATCCAATTGACACTTCTTATACATCAACGCTAAGGAGGATTATACCAAAATGAATTTTTTTGAATCTCAAAATAAAAAAGAAAATAAAGTAAATGTATCTAGCACTGGTGATACACTGGAAGATTTAATGAATAGTTTGCCAGAAAAAATGGCAATAACAAAAATGAAAGGCATGGTGAGTAATCAGCGATGGATTTGCTATGATAGGGTTACATCAAAAACCATTGCTACTTCCGATAGCGTTAAAAATTTATTAAAAAAGGTGATTAATGATTTACGGTGAAGAGTTAGAAATAGAAATAAATAAGCTATCAAGAGAAATATATAAACAAAATAAGGAGATTGGCTGGTGGGATAACGCAAGATCAGAAGAATCGGTCTTGATGTTGGTTGTAACCGAAATAGCAGAAGCAACAGAAGGAGAAAGAAAAGATTTAATGGATAACCATTTGCCGTATAGAAAAATGGGGGAGGTTGAACTTGCTGATGCGCTTATAAGAGTTTTAGATTATGGCGGTAAAGAATGTCTAAATTATTCTGTTGGTCATTTATTGGATAATCCTAATGATGTCACGAAAGAAGATATAGACGTTAATGGCGTTATTGGTGAGCATTTTTACTTAGTACAATTTGTTGTTATGTTTAATCTCTATCCAAGTGATAGAGTTACAAGAACCATTTATTATAGCGCGCTAATAAGCGAAATAATCGTTTTATCGATAAAACTAGGCTATGACATTATGTCAGCAATGAAAGAAAAAATAGAATACAACAAAACAAGGGAAGACCACAAAAGAGAAAACAGGGCAAAAAAACACGGTAAAAAAGCTTAAAAAATGCGCGTGTAGCTTAAAGGTAAAGCGCTCGACTCATAATCGAGATGATTCAGGTTCGATTCCTTTCACGCGCACCAATCAAAAGAGGAGGAAAGATGCATAGAATAGGCGTTACACTATCAAATAGTAATGATGGAGAAATAGAAATAAAATCAAACAATGGATATATAGAAATAAAGCAAGCAAGCAATTCAATTTATATGTCTGATATAATAGATATAGATGTTTTTGTTGAAGAGCTTTTATCAATTGCAGAAAATATCAAGGGGTCTAGCAATGAATAATCCAATCATGAAATTAAATTTTGACCCTGGCCGTCCAAGCATGGCAGTGGAAATAAAAGTGGGAAAGGAAGGGGAAGTTTATATAAATCAAGAATCCGACACTATTATTATTGAATCAATAGTTGATGCTAAATTATTAGCAAAAACATTGTTATTATTAATAACAAGCAATCAAGGTGACATCGATGACTAGCATATTTTCAATGCCGATTAGATCGGACAAGGCTGGTGACGGGCATTTTATGGCCAGGCGTGGCACTAGATATCACAAAGGAATAGATCTAAAATGTAATCCTGGAACCATGATAGAGTCTCCTATTTCGGGCAAGATAACTAAAATTGGATATCCTTATTTTGGTGATACTCATTACCGTTATGTTGAAATAGAAGATAACCATTCCTATGTTTTTCGTTTTTTTTACGTTGAAAATATACCTAATGTTGAATTAGGTTATTTTGTAAAAGAGGGCGAATTATTTGCAATAGTTCAAGATATTTCATCGCGTTATCCTGACGACAGCAAGCCAATGCAAAATCACATACATTTAGAAATGTACAGTAAAGAAAGAATCAAGGATTACATTGATCCTACTCCATTCTATCATCTCGGCAGAGAAAATTATTTAAAATGGAATAAGTAATGAAAGAATTATTTGATCAGTTAAGTGAATATTTTTCTAAGCATGATTTTTCTGTTACTATTGAATCATACGCTGAAGATGATGAATTTTATCAGATAACGATTCAATGCAATAACACGGGTGTTTATCTCACAACGCTTCACCCAAGAGACAAGCCTGTCATTATGGAAGAGTTGTTGATCAGTTTTCTTAATGAATCATTTAATAAAATTGATTTAATGTATCAGCATTATGTATTAAAATAACATTTTTACTTTTTTTACAAAAGAGGAAATGAAATGCCAACACTAAAAATTAACCCAATTAGCGAACCGATTGATCCTCCTCAATTTAATTCAGCGTCTGAGCCTTCAGGACCATCAACGCTTGAAGAAACAGCAGACCCAGTGCCTGTTCCAGTAGACGACCAACAAGAAGCAGGCGGCGATGGCAAGAAGCGCCCCAAGCCTCCCCAATAAAGCCTCCCCAATAACTGTGGTAGTTTATTTTTGGTTTATGATTGCGCTGTTCGTTGCAGCGCAGTCTAAAACGTCTTACATTAGAGCATCAGCCGTTTACGCTTACCTTTCAATACTTCATCACATATTAATCACATTTGTGATATTCGACCGCCAAGCATTATATTACCTGTCTTCAGCATTATTCGATTTACTAATTATCATTCTCATATCTGCAATAAGGCCAGTATCAAAAAAACAAGTAATCATACAGGTTTTGACGTTAACTAGTTGTTTCTCTCATGCGTTCGGCTATCATATGTGGATCAGTTATCAAAGCTTGACTTTTTATAATGCCTACCACGTTTTGATAGCTATCATCATTGCAATCATATCGCGCCCCAATTTAACAGGGGATAGGGCCAGGCGTGGAAACCTTAACAGACCACAGAGTGATAGCTATTTTGTTTTTCGTATTAATTTTTTTGAAAGCTACTTCCACCACATTAGAAACCTATTTGAGACACAAAAATGAGCGCTTACGCCGCAAAAGAGATTGCATTAAGCACGGTAAAGGACATTGTAACAGCCGTAGTAAATGACCCTAGATCGTCTCAGGTAGTGAGTACAGGGGTTGCTATTATAGGGGTTGCAACAATGCAAGATTTTATCGCTGAGAACATTGGCACAATAGCAAGCCTGGTAGGTATTATCACAGCTCTGGCACTCTCTTTTATGCAGTGGCGCCGTCACATTATTGAAAAACGTAATCTAAAATTAACAGAAGAAAAACTTAACATAGAAATAGAAATACTAAAGCAAGAGCGCGACAAAAAAGAAATGGAATCAAAGGTAAAAAATAGTCAAAACATGGTATAATTAAATCTCTCACTTGAGGTTTTTATCATGTCAACAGTCATACGAACAGTAGGTTTTAGAACCGAGGCAGACAACAACACGCCAGTATTAATGGGTAACGCTACAACGCAGCCCTGGACCCACATTAGCGTTAATTTCTACGATGAAAACGAAGTCCCAGTAACTGACGTTACCGGCGTTATGAGCGGAGAAGCACGCGTTGGTGATGCCGATAAATACATTCCCTTTGCTGACACGCTAGACCTTGCTGCCGGGGATAGATCGTGGAAACCCGAGCTTGGCATAGTCATTGATTTTAAAATCGCTGTCACTGGCCTAAACCCTGGTTACAAGTACAAGCTACGTTTTGACAAGTGGGGTATTTAATATGGGCGTGCCATGCATGGGATATGGCTATCAGCCACCCAACACAGACCATACAAGCGTTCGCTCAAAAGAAGTAATTGGTAATGATTGGCTTGAGCTTGGAGTGTTTAGCCACGATGGCGTCAAAAATTCGTTTAACTTTGTAAAAACTTGTTATACGAAATCAGGATTAGCAGGCTTGACCACGGTTCAAGTTAGAGGTGTTTATGCTGGGCCTGACCCCTCTCATGTGGGCGAGATTTATTTTATCAGCGAAGATTCGCAAACAGTAAACGGAATTTACGGTATCGAGTGGCAAAGAACACTAACACCACTGCCAAATCTCACAGATGTCACTATCGAAATTCAGATGAGAAAAACCGCTGGTCTGGTACCGCAAATCATCATCCACAACACAACATGGATTTATCAGTCATGATTTTTAAATTTCTCGATACCTCAAATAACAGCATTGGCACTATTGAAGCACTAGACAAAACCACAGCCGTGGCACAACTAACGTTAGCCGGAACAAGCTGGCAGCCATCAAATTCAGACGGAACAGGCTACGGCCTAGTTGTTGTCATTCCTTGACAATTTAAAAACCTGGCGTTATATTCAAGACATATTGTTAATAGCTGTTCTATGTTCATTTTTGTTTCCTTTGATATTCTTCGATAATTAATTGCGCCAAGCCGGACTGCCATCCGGCTTTTTTTTGGATGGTAAACAGTGACCGATACAAAAGACGATGAAGTAAGAGATGAACGTGATGAAAATGGTCTATTCGCACCTAACAATACGCTTTGGCGATTAAGAAAAACCAATGGCAGAAAAAAAAAGCTCACGCCTGATGATCTTTTTAGAAAGGCTCAAGAGTATTTCCAATACTGCGAAGACAACCCACTTCAAGAAGAATTAGTCAAAACCGTAAACCATAAATTGGAAAGAGTGTTAACGAATAAAACAAGGGCATTCACAAAAGCCGGTTTTTATGTGTTTGCTGGGATGTGTGAAAAGACCTTTTCAAAATACAAGAAGCTTGACCCCGACGAAAGCCCAGAAAACGCGGATTACGTCAGGGTGGTAGAATGGATAGAGTTAGTAATCTATGAACAAAAGTTTACCGCGGCGGCTGTAGGGCTGCTTGATAAGACGATGATATCAAGAGATCTAGGATTAGCTGAAAAAACAGAGTCTACCGTCGATTTTACTGAAGCTCCAGACTTTAATGATTTTTATGATGAAGGGTGACGATTGAAGTTAAACCCTAATTTAAAAACATTCTGGAAAACAAAAGCCGATGTCAAAGTTTTAAAAGGCGGTCGATCATCTTCTAAAACATGGGATGCAGGAGGAATAGCGATACATTTATCGCGACACTATAAAGTAAAGTTCCTGTGCATGCGCCAATTCCAAAACAAAATATCACAATCAGTCTATACCGTTCTCGTTGATACAATCAGGCGCAACAAGTGCGAAAATGAATACACGATTTTAAATAACGTGTTGCGGCATAAGAGGACGGGGTCAGAGTTTTACTTTTATGGAATCCAAAGGAATATTGATGAGATTAAAGGGTTTGAAGGCTGCGACATTGCATGGATTGAAGAGGGGGACGGGCTAACTAAGGAGCAGTGGAAAGTCATCGAGCCGACGATCAGAAAAGAAGGATCAGAAATTTGGCTGCTTTACAATCCAAACCTAGTAACTGATTTCGTTGAAACAAATTTCAAGCATGACCCTGAAAATGGGGTCATTGTTCGACATATTAACTATGATGAGAATCCATTCATCAGCGATAAAATGCTGAGGACAATCAACAGGTTAAAAGAAGCAGATTATGAAGAATACGAGCATATCTATCTTGGTGTGCCACGTCTTGACGATGATAACGTTATCATTAAACGATCTTGGGTCATGGCTGCCATTGATGCGAACATAAAGCTAGGTATAGAGCCAAGCGGCAAGAAGCGAATAGGATTTGACGTTGCTGATAGTGGCAAGGATAAGTGCGCTGAAATATACGTTCACGGTTTTCATGCTGTTAGCGGTAATCAGTGGAAAGCCAAAGAAGATGAATTAATGAAGTCTTGTAAGCGCGTTTATAGTAAAGCATTGGCACTCGGCGCAGAAGTAGATTATGATTCAATAGGCGTTGGCGCCCTATGTGGCTCTAAATTCAATGAGATGAACGAAGAGCGTAGATCAAAAGGTGAACCTGGAAAAGTATCTTATAGCAAATTTATTGCTAACGCTGGTGTAGCAAATCCAGATAAATACTATATTGATACTGAAGACGTAAAGATAAAAAACAAGGACTTTTTCCATAGCTTGAAAGACCAATCATGGACATTGGCAGCGGATAGATTTAGAAACACTTATAACGCTGTAACAAAGAATGAAAAGTTTGAAGAAGATGAAATATTTTCTATAAGCTCTGATTTAGATGATTTGCAACAATTAATCTATGAGCTAACTATTGTCAAAAAGGACACAGACAACAATGGCAAAATGAAAGTAGAATCAAAAAAAGATTTAAAGAAGCGCGATATAGAATCAACAAACTATGCTGATGCTTATATCATGGCTAATTCACCGCATGAGAACAATGTAGGCTTTTTCGATGTTGATTGGGATGCTTAATTTTATCAAAAAATTCTTTCCTAAAAAAAAGGAAAAAATAGAAGATAAAAAAGAAAAAGATAATCTATCTAAAATTTTAGAGTTTTATAAAAACAGAGATAAAGATGATAATTCTTTTTCAGAAAATATTCTGCAAATTGCTAATAGTTGGTTAGCCGATCAGCCAAAAAAGTTTGTCAACTCTGCAATGGACTCTGTATCAATAGATTCAACAAAGCAGGCTTTTACACTCGGCGATACTCGAATCAATGATAATTTATTGTCTTGGTACATCAGCCAAACATTCATCGGTTTTCAAGCGTGCGCGTTAATATCTCAGCATTGGCTTGTTTTAAAAGCGTGTTATACAAAAGGTGAGGACGCGGTTAGAACAGGTTATGACATTATCATTGATTCAGATGATGAAGTTAAACCAAGTCTGATTAAAAAAATAGAAAGGATTGATAGACGATATCACGTCAAAAAAAATCTGATTGAAGCTGATGCCATGAAGAATATTTTCGGCATTAGGCACATATTATTCTTAGTCGATTCTAGCGATCCTGAATATTATGAAAAACCGTTTAATCCTGACGGCATAACGCCAGGTAGTTACAAGGGAATGTCACAGATTGACCCCTATTGGGTAGTGCCTGAATTAACAGGGGACACAGTAGAGCGTCCAGAAAGTAAAAATTTTTATGATCCAGAATTTTGGATAGTTAGCGGAAAGCGAATACATAAAAGCCATTTTGTTATATTACGTGGCCCCGAATTACCCGACATATTAAAACCGGCCTATCAATACGCAGGCGTGCCACTGACACAGCGAATTTATGAACGTGTTTATTCCGCCGAAAGAACGGCAAACGAAGGACCAGAGCTGACAATGACAAAGCGCTTAAATGCGTTGCAAATGGATTTAGAAAAAGCAGTGACAAATCCTAGCCAATTTATGAAGAACTTAAAACAGATCATTAACTTCAGAAATAATTATGGTATTTACGCGATAGGAAAAGAAGAAAATTTAACACAATTGGATACTAACCTAACTGACCTTGATAGCGTAATTATGACGCAATACCAGCTAGTTGCAGCGATAGCAGAAATGCCAGCGACAAGGCTAATACAAACAAGCCCAAAAGGTTTTCAATCAACCGGCGAGCACGAAATAAAAACATACAATCAAAAATTAAGCTCAATTAGAGGAAATGAATTATCATCAGTGCTTGATAGGCATCATTTGTGCGTAGAAAGATCATTCATTAAGACAGCTATAGGAAATATAGAAATTTATCATGAGTGGTGCCCGCTTTATGAATTATCGCCATCTGAGCAGGCAGACATCAATCAAAAAGAAAGTGCCACGGCTGTTAATTATGGCAATCTTGGAGCGGTTGACGCCTATGACGTTCGATCAAAATTAAGGAATGACCAAGGGTCTGGTTATAGTCATATAGAAGAAGTCGAAAGGCCAGAAGGCATAGAGCCAGACCTTGACCCTTTAAATGTCGATGTGGAAGAAGTTAAGAATGAGATTGTTAACTAACAAACGTCAACAATGGGCAAAAAACAGAAAAGGAAAATTCAAAGGTAGCGCGCTAAAAATAGGTGTATCTATACAAAACCGTTACGCTAAAAAACTGGATAGAATAACAAGGATGATGGTTGATGATGTTAATCGTCAGGTAAAAAAATTATTTGTCAGTGATGATGCTCGAAAATACTTTGCACAAGATGCGAGTATATCAAGCCAATCTAGAATATTGATGAATCAACTTGAAGAAAAATATGATTCATTATTTTCACAAATAAGTAAGCCATTTGCCAATCAAATGGTAAATCAAGTCGATAAAGACAGTAAGTCATCATTACACAGCAGTTTAGAAAAGTTATCAGGCGGACTAAGCATTAAGACTGATTTTATAACAGGTGATTTAGAAGAAGAATTAAAAGCCATTGTCTCTGAAAATGTAGAGTTGATAAAAAGCATACCAAGCCAATATTTTAATCAAGTCAAAGGCATGGTATACCGATCAATTACAAGCAGGGATGAGGGTGGATTATCTGGAATTATTAAAAAGCTCGATAATAATTTGGATAAAAGGAATAAGCAGATATTAAACAAGGCCAAAAACTTGGCACTTGATCAAACAAGAAAGGCATACAATCATTTCAACGCGGCACGGATGGAAAAGGCTGGTGTAAAGCGTTTTGAATGGGTACATACTGGTGGCGGTCAAACTCCAAGAAAATATCACAGGGATGAGCTAAACGGTAAGATTTTTAGCCTAGATGATCCGCCAATTATTGATAAAAATACCGGCGAGCGCGGCTTGCCTGGTGATGCTATAAATTGCCGTTGCACTATGTTACCTGTTTTGGAATTTGGAGAAAATTAAATGGCTGTCCCCTATGTTGATAATGATGGTTTCGTTGAATTCAGGGACCAAGTGTTAAGCAAGGCCGGTGTTTATGAATATTTAGGCTCAGAGATAGGGGCGCCTAACCCTGATGAAGTCTATTATGTTTTAAGGCCGCCAAGCGAATTAAGCGATCCAGAAACGATTGAGTCATTTAAGCTCAAGCCATGGGTTATCGAGCATACGATGATTGGTAAAAAGCATGGTGTTGCGCCAGAGCAAAAAGGCATCCATGGCACCACTGGAGAGCAATTTTATTATGATGCGGATACCGACCAACTAAAAGGCAACATCAAAATATTTTCAGATTCTTTAGGTAATGCCATAGATTATTCTGACATTGATGAATTGTCGCTAGGTTATGCGTGCGTGTATGAATTTGAGACTGGAACTTTTAACGGACAGCGTTATAATGTGGTGCAAAGGCGTTTACGTGGTAATCATCTTGCAAGCGTGCCTGAAAGTCGTATGGAAATAACAGTAGGCGATAACGCTATTGCTATGGATGCATTAACTATAAAGATCAATAAAGAGGGTGTGGTAATGGCTGTTAAAGATAAAGCTGTTCAGTCAAAAGGTCAAGACATGGAGATGAAAGAAGAAGATTCAAAGGACATGGAAAAAGGTCAAGACATGGAAAAAGGTCAAGACATGGAAGAAAAGTCCATGGATATGGAAAGCATGACCATGGCAGAAATGATGAAAGTTATGGAGCAAGTTGTTCCTATGATGCAGAAAATGATGGAAATGGTATCAAATATGGGTGCCGGCAATAGCGAATCTGAAGAAAACATGGACGAATATTCTATGGATAAAGAACCAGAAGAAAAAGCCATGGACGCTAAAATGACCCAAAAAATCAAAAGCTTAGAAGACGAAATCACAAAGCTAAAAGCGGGAATGGACGCTAAAAGCGTGATGAATGAAATTAGCCAGCGTGACAGCTTAGCAAATAAAATTAGTCAACACGTGGGTACTTTCGATCATTCAAGCATGACCCTAGCCGAGGTTGCCAAGTATGGCACCGACAAGCTAGAAATCCCATGTGATGCGGGTTCTGAGTTATCGGCGATAAAAGCGGCTCTGCATGTCATGCCAACATCGCGGCCAGTATCATACAGCCAAAGTCAAGGTCTTGATCATCAGTCAGGTGTTGACGAATTAGATAAAGCATTCACCGGACAGGAGTAAAAACTATGCCATTTCAATCAACTGTAGAGTTCACTAGTGCCACGGGTGTCATTGGTGACATTTTTATTGATGGCCCTCGCCGGGGTCAGCCTGGCATTTTGCGCAGCTCTGACCCTGCCAATAATGTCATTGGTCGTGCTTTTAGTCACGTTGCCGGTGATGATCTAGCCGTAACAGCAGACACGCCAGGGGCGTTTGCCGGTATTCTCGCAAATTCCCGCACCTACGCGTTACAAGGTACGGCAGCAGGTGGCACGCTTGCACCTACAATCGTGTTACCCAATGAAACCAACGTAGAGCTGGTAACGCTGACATCAGGAATTATTGTTTTGCTAACAACTGACGCGGCCATTGGTGAAAATGTTTTTTATAGTGATACTGATGGCAGTATCGCCGCAGATCCATCAACTACATTAGCAGGGCATACATTAATCCCTAATGCTAAAATTGTACGCCGAAATATTCCAGCGCCAGGTTTGGCAATCGTTGAGCTAACATAAGGGGTCAAACATGTCTTTTAGCTTACCAATGACGCATTTAGAAAAATCAAGTATTTTGCCCTCTCAGGTGCGTAAAGTGCGGCTTGCACAAAACGCGCTCGATGCTGTTAGCAAAAATCCCAATCTTTTGGGGAAATATGGTATTGCCTTAGATGGCCAATCAATTAATAAAATGATGGCTTTCCGCAATTATCTTGCTGAGCAAATTGGTCAAGACGCGGCACTAACGCCAACCATCACCACGCCTTCTAGTACGACACCCGTACAGTATTTGCAATCATGGCTAACTGGGTTTGTCGAAGACGTTACCGCTGTTCGTCGCATTGACGAATTTTTAGGTATTGTCACCCAAGGCGATTGGGCTGATGAAGAAGTGGTGCAGCCTATCTTAGAACGAACAGGCGAAGTTTCGACTTACACTGATTACGGCAACACTCAGCAATCCGCTTATAATGTGAATTTTGAGCGTAGAACAATTGTTCGCTTTGAGAGCGGCTTAAGTGTTGGTAAATTAGAAGAGGCAAGAGCGGCACGCATACGCGTTAATACGGCTGATGCAAAACGTTCTTCATCTTCCCGTGAGTTAGAAATTCAGCGTAATTCCGTTGGATTTTTTGGTTACAACAACGGCTTAAATCGTACCTATGGATTTCTAAACGAGCCTGCATTATCCGGCTATGTTACCGTAGCGACGGGTGGCGGTGGCGGTACAGAATGGTCAAGCAAAACATTTTTAGAAATCGTTAATGATTTGCTTACAGCCGCCAGTCTATTGCGCACGAGCACGCGAGAAATTGTTGATTCTCAGCGAGCACCAATCATTTTGGGTCTTCCAACAGCGGCTATTGATTTTCTTCAGCAAACAACAGATTTTGGCGTTTCAGTTTATGAGTGGCTGAAAAAAAATTATCCGAATTGGACGGTTATTAGCGCGCCAGAGCTTGATGGAGCAAATGGCGGTGAAAACGTCTTTTACCTGTATGCTGAAAGCGTCGAGGAATCTGGATCTGATGATCAGCGTACTTGGGTTCAAGCAGTGCCAACTAAATTCACAGTATTAGGCGTTGATCAGAAAACTAAGAGCTACGAAGAAGCACACAGTAATGCTACTGCCGGAGCATTCTTAAAACGTCCTTATGCTGTTGTTCGTTTCACTGGTATCTAGGGGTCAATCATGCCATTTGTACTTAGCACATTATCAAACGCACAGAATTATACGATTTACCGCAAAACTCAAAACAAGCCAGGCGTTCGCGATCAAGGCCCGCGTGTGGTTGTTGGCCAAGTTAAAATTAATGGCGGCGCCAATATTGCTAATAAAGCACTGGTGACCCCAAAAGGTGTGGTAACTGAAGTAACAGCCGATCAGTTAAAAACGCTCGAAGCTTGCACCAGTTTTCAAAAGCACAAGGATCGTGGCTTTATCACTGTTTTGGACAAAGACCCGCGCCACGAAGTTGAAAAAGTGGCAAAGGATATGACGGAAAAAGACAAAAGCGCCCCATTAACTGAAGGAGCCATGCCTGCCAAGGAGAAAGTAGCGTAATGGTTATTTTTGATGTTGCATTATTTAGACAAACGTTCCCGGCGTTTGCCGATGAAACATTGTTCCCTGATGCGACATTGCAAGCGTATTTCGACACGGCAACGTGTTTTATCGCTAATGAAGATAATCCATGCTTGTCAAATGACTGTCTATTATATGGATTAAATCTAATGACAGCTCATTTGTGTTTTATTAGTCAGAATGCCGCCAGCGGTAATACTGTTGGCTTGGTAACTGGCGCATCGATAAAAAATGTTAGTGTAAGCCTAACGCCGCCACCTTTCGGATCAAGCCAGTGGTCATATTGGTTAAGCCTGACCCCATATGGTTTGCAGCTTCAGGCGCTTTTGTCTGCTAGTGTTGCCGGTGGTCTTTATGTTGGCGGAAGCCCTGAAAGATCAGGATTTAGAAAAGCATTTGGCGTATTTGGCCCAGGTGGTAACGTATAAAAATTGTCAAGAAGGTATCAAACAGACAAGAAATTAAAAAACGGATGGAAGAGCTTAATAAGCTCTATTTAGCCGTTGGTTGGTTTGAGTCTGCGCGATACGATGACAATACACCTGTTGCTGGGGTCATGGCTGTACAAGAATTTGGATCGACTAAGCTTGGCATACCGCCAAGGCCAGCGTTAAGAAATGGTATTACAGATAACATTAGCGAGTGGAAAACACTAATAAAACAGTTGTCAAAATCGATTCTAAACGGCGCTGATACAGCGGAAACCGCCATGGAAAAAATGGGTTTACGTATATCAGGGCAGTTAAGAAAATCGATAGCTAATTTAAAGGCACCACCATTAAGTCCTGTAACGATTGCATTAAGAAAATACAGGCGCGACAACCCGCAGGCAAAAATAGGGAAAGGATTTGTCAACACTGTGAGGCAAGCGGTTGCTGAGGGAAAAACAGGAAGGGGGGAACTTGGTGACCAAAGTTTTGGGAATAAAAATCCTTTGGATGATTCAGGCTATGCTATCGCAAGTTTGACGTATAAAGTTGGAAAAGGTGAGTAATGTTTCCCGGTGGCAATCTATTAAATTTAGCGTTAACTGTTATCAATAGACAAGCCTTTCAATATCAACAGTTGCTATCAATAACAACGAATGAGCTTGGATTAGATATACAAAATTTTTCTAGTCCAATTCCATTATCAGGAAGCATCCAGCCCGTCGAGCGCTCCCAAGTAAAAGAGCTTGGTCTTGACTTTAATAAGCGAGTTATCGAAATTTGGGTAGAGGAAAACTTAAAAGACGTTGCTAGAAATTCAGCAGGGGACAGAATTTTATACAACAATAGAATTTGGCAAGTTATCGGCGAAGATGAATGGTTCGAGCTTGATAAATGGGACCAAATTTTAGCGGTTGAAGTCGTGGAGAATTAACAATGCCAAGTTTTAATACAAACCTTATTCATCAACGATTACAGCAAATTGCTGACAGTGTTGATGCAGCCGCGACACCTGGAAGATTTTATTTGCTTGATGGCACGCCTCCGCCAAAGGGGGGCGCGCTTACCAACATTTTGGTAACAGGAACCTTTTCTGATCCATCATTTCAAACACCAGCAAGCGAAATGATGATATCAAATGCAATTACAGGCGCTAACGTTGCCATGACAGGCACTATTACCTGGTATCGATTGGTAGACGGTGATGACAATTTTGTTGCTGATGGTTTGGCATCTGAGCTGATATTAAGCTCAACAAACGTCACGGCTGGACAATCATCTGTATTTAATAACATAGTGATTACCGGCGGTAATTTATAAATGGCGTTCCCTGACGGCTGGTCAAGACGTTACAGGGTTGACCCTACGCAAGGGTTAATCGTTGGTAGTCATATCGGCTATGTTGGATTGTTAACAGAGCAATCATTTTCTGTTAATGCCAGTGATATTTTTTCCAATTCTGATAATGGCGGAGGTGATCTGCGCGCCAGCACTGATATTAATGGCGCTAATCAAATACCCATACAAGTCACATCATGGGATACAGTCGCCGAAACAGGCCAAATATTTGTTTTACATGATGTTGACAACCTTGGCACCCCACCAATTTATATATGGTGCGGGAATCCAGGCGAAGTGCAGCCCGCACCAGCAGACCCATTTGGCCGCAATGACACTTGGGCCGGTAGTGGATTTGTGCAAAACACCTATGGACCGCTTGATTCAAGCGGCAACCTTGTTGTATTAGATACTGAAGGCGCAGGAACGCAAGTAATAAATTCATGGGGCGGGCCTGCCACAAGGTCTCCAAGATATCGATTACAAGACGTTACCGCGCTAAGAAAAGGGACAGGCATTTCAATCACGTGCTGGTCTCAAACTACTGCAAACGGTACTTTGTTTGGCATACGTGATAACAATGATATTAGTTATCAAGTTTTTAGAAATACAGGAATAGGGTTAGACCTTCAAATTGTTGGATCAGATACAACAACAAGAACTATACCCAACACTCAATCATCTGGATGGATCAGAATCGATTGTTTATTTAATGCTGATCTGAATATTTATGTCAACGGCCAATTAGAATTAACAGCCATTGGCGCTTTATTTGATGATGCGCCAGGCGTGCCATTTAGAATTGGATATCGCGGCGCAGGTGGATTAACTACTGTTGGATTTGCTACTAATGAAGACGTAGGATTAGTGCAAGCAAGATCAGGGATTATTGATAGTGATTTAATTGAAACAGAATTTAATAACCAAAACGACCCAGGCGCATTTTATATAGCTCAGGCCGGTGAAGATGTTGGATTGACTGTTGATTTACAATTTGCTGCTGATGACATTGGTTTTCAATCTGAGATTAATTTTTTAGATCCTTTAACAGTCGATTTAAATTTAAATCTTGATGATGTTGGTTTTCAGTCGGAAATTAATTTTTTAAATGCTGTAACTATTGGTTTAAATCTACAATTAGATGATGTTGGATTTCAATCACAAGTAAATTTCGATAATGAATTGGTTGTCGGATTAAACTTGAATCTTGATGATGTTGGCTTCGCATCATCAATAACGATTGGTAGTATTTTCCCGATCGTAAAAGATGATAATTCACTAATACGCGTTATTATAGCTATTTTAAAGCAAGGGTTGATTGATTGTAATATCGAAGGCGTTACAGTAAAGCAAAGTTATCAGCCAAGGCAATCCGGCATTGTTAGCGGGCCTGCCATTTATATCCATAAATTAAACACACATCGATATGGATATACAGGAGAAAAACAAATTTATAATGCTAACAATGATAATTTTGACGTAAGAAATATCAATTATAGATTGTCTCAATATCAGTTCACGGCTTTGAGTATTAGAAATCCTGCCAATATTGAACAATTAACAGCATCAGACTTGGCACAAGCAGCGGCAGATATTTTTACATTACAAAGCACAGTAAGAGAATTGTGTAATAATAATGTAGGAATAGAAAAGATTACCACGGTTAGAGATGGTTATTTTATTGATGAAAGAGAAAGAAATGAGCAAGAATCATCTTTTGATCTAACCTTTATTTATAAAGTAGAAAAATTAACAACACAGCCAAAAGTGCAACGTATTGACCATCAAATTGAAAGGGTTTAATCATGGCTATACCATTTGATAGATATATTTTAATTACCTCAGCGGTTGGCGGTGGTCAAGCAGTACCGCGACGAGAATTTTTGCTGCGCATTTTTACAACAAATGAACTCATACCAACTAATTCAATTATTGAATTTACATCAGCAGATGATGTCAGTGATTATTTTGGTTCTTCTTCCGAAGAATTTATGAGGTCATCTTTTTATTTTGGATTTGTCAGTAAGCTAGCGACATCACCTCAACGAATTTCTTTTTCACGTTGGGCTGATGTTGATACGGCTCCACAAATATTTGGTAACACGCCGGCACCATTGGCAACATTGCAGGCCATCACAAATGGCACTTTAGATATTGAAATGGGTGGCGCCATTTTAAACTTAGCAAATATCGATTTTTCTACCGCGATAAGTCTTGCCGATGTTGCCAGTATATTGCAAACAGCGATTAGAACAGGTCTTGGCAATATATTTACTATGGCTGTTGTGAATTATAACGCTGTTGATGCTAGATTTGAGTTAACAGGAGGTGAGACAGGTAATAATACCGTTTCAATTATCGGCGGTGATATTGTTAACAGTATTGGTTGGGGTGTCAATGCTATATTTAGCAATGGTATTACCATGCAATCAGTCACTGATGTGCTGAGTGATAGCGCTGAAATGTCTAATAATTTTGGATCATTTGTTTTCACCACAGCGAGCGCATTAACGCTTGATGAAATTGTTGAAGCAGCTACTTGGAATGCAACAAGAAATGTGCAATTTCAATATCATGTACCCGTCGAATTAGCTGATGCAGCAACAACACAAGACCCTCTACAAAATATTAGAGGTGTCGGATTAACGTTAGTTGATTTAACAAATTTCCCCAATGAATACGACGAGCAGTCACCGGCTTCAATCCTTGCCGCAACTGATTATGATAGACGCGCAAGCAGTCAGAATTATATGTTCAATATGTTTAACTTGACCCCAAAAGTGTCAACATCGGAAGTTGCTAACATGCTTGATGCATTACAAATTAATTATTATGGTGTCACTCAAACAGCAGGACAAAATATTTCATTTTATCAGCGTGGATTTTTACAGGGGATATCCACTGACCCAGTTAATATGAATGTTTATGCTAATGAGCAATGGTTAAAAGATGCAATAGGGTCAAGCTTGGGTAATTTACTGCTTGCACTTCCTGAAGTTTCTGCCAACGAAGCAGGCAGAGCGCAAATTTTATCAGCTATAACGCCGGTAACAGATCAAGCATTAATTAATGGGACAATTACAACAAATAAACCATTAAACTCAACACAAATTGCATTTATATCACAGATAACAGGTGATCCGTTAGCATTCCAGCAGGTACGGAATGCAGGTTTTTGGTTAAATGCATTTGTTGAAAGTGAAGTGAATAATGGTGTAACAGAATTTTTTGCTCGCTATACATTAATTTATAGCAAAGATGATGTCATACGCCGCGTTGTTGGTTCACAGATTCTAATCTAAGAGGTTTAAAAAAATGACTGTAGGAATTTCTGGTTTTGGATTACGAGTCGTGCTAACAGCAAGCGATACTTTTCCGGCTGGCATAACACTCACACAATTTGCTGATGATGCAGATCCACTTGATGGCCCAGATTTGCAAATAGCCGATGGGTCCATGGGTTTAAATGGTGACCATATTGTTTGGTCTGTTGCCAATAAAATACCAATGACGCTATCATTAATTCCAGATTCTGATGATGATAGAAACCTTGCCATTTTATTTGAAAATAATAGACCTGGACGCGGAAAAGTTGTCACCGCTGATATTATTAACGCCACTGTTGTCTATCCAGATGGTACGGTGACACGCTTGATTAATGGTAATATCACTAACGGTATTCCATTTTCATCTATTGCCAGTAGCAAGCGTAAAAAGTCAAAAACATATACTTTTGCTTTTGAAAATAAAGGTGATAGCTGATGCTGATTGAGAAAAAAGAGGTAAAAATAACTGGTAAAGATGGCATCGAAAGAACTTACTATCTTGGTAAGTATCCGTATATGCCAGATGGCAGAGAAATATGCACGCAATTTATTTCTACAGCAGCGCCTAAAATCGGTGATTATAAAGCGAATGAAGCTTTATCGAGAAAGATTTTTAAATACGTTGCCGTTAAAATTGGTGATAATTTCCAAACATTAGAAACTGATGCATTAATAAATAATCATGTGCCTAATGATTTTTTTACGCCCGTTAAATTGGAGGCGGCAAGTCTGGAATACAATATGGGTTTTTCCATAGCTGGGAAAGTCCAAGAATTCCAGCAGGAATGGATGAAGGATTTACCGGCATTAATTACAAAAACGTTGACCCAATTAGCGCAGTCATTACAACAGAAGGACTCTGCACAAGACACGAATTAAAAACAGTTTATTCTTTTGAAGATGTAATGTACATGTGGGAAACGATTATAGTCAAAAGAGTCAATGAATTTTATGCTGTTAAATCAGCAAAAAAGAAGATGAATAATAATGTCTAGTATTTTAGAAGCTTTTTCAATAGTCTATGAATCCGAAGGCCAAGAACTTGAAAGAGGATTGGATAAAACAGATAAAAAGGCAAAGGAAACAGAAAAAAGCCTTCTTGATTTAGAAAAAGCTTCTGATGAATTAGGTAAAACATTTTTAGGTTTTGTTAATGATTCATCTGCAAAAATTATAGGTTTATTATCTTTAGCTGGATTAGCTTATGGTCTTTTAAGTCAAGCAGAAAATATAGATCAACTGGGAAAGTTTAGTCAGGCTTTAGGCGTAAATGTTGAAGATGTTAATGCATGGGGTGAAGCTGTTATAAGAAGTGGCGGATCAATGGATAGTTTTAAATCATCTGTTGAATCATTAACACAAGGTCTAACTGATTTTCAATTAAATGGTAGCGGTCCAGCTATTGAAATATTTTCAAGGTTAGGCATATCAGCCTTTGATGCTAGCGGTAAAATAAAATCTGCTTTTGATATATTACCAGATTTAGCAGAATCATTTGAAAGATTATCGCCAGAGCAATCTTTCGCGTTTGGTCAACAATTGGGATTAAATCAAGGGACTATCTTGCTATTACAGCAAGGTAAAGTTGGCGTTGAAAGCCTAGTCTCAGAAATGAGAGGGTTAGGTGTTTTAACAGAAGAACAATCTAAAGCTGTAGCATCATTTAATGATCAATGGGCTAATGCCAAACAATTATTTAGATCAATCAGTGTAGAGGCTTTGGTTTCATTAATTCCATCATTAAATAACATTTTAAAAGGTGTCAGTTCTTTTATTATGTTTCTTGATGAAAATGAAGACTTTGTGAAAGCATTTTTCGTTACGCTTGCAGGATCAATAACGACTTATTATTTACCGGCTATTTTGGCAGCAGGTAAAGCAACGTATGCAGCATTGTCCCCTTATCTTTTATTTATAGGTATCGTTACGGCAATATCAGCAGCATTTGCTTTATTATACGATGATATTAATAATTTCATTAACGGTAATGATTCGTTAATAGGACAAATAAGCGAAAAATATCCTATAGTGGGTGAATTAGTAAAAGGTTTTGTTGATGATATAAGATCATTAATAGATTTTGCATCTAGATTAGGATCTGCACTAGTAAAAATATTTTCTGATCCAGAAACAGCAGTAAAAGAGTTATATGGATTAGTAGAAGAAATATTTAATTTTATTGAAAATAATATACCAATTATAGGCACCTTATTTAAAGGTGCCAGACAAATTGGTGAATTTATTTTCGGCGGAAATAATAGCGATGAAAGCCAAGAGGCGCTAAAGGAAATAGCTGACGGTGATGACATAACAGAAAGAAATATAAACGTTAATCGACTGTTGGATGTTAGCAATGCAAAACTATCTAGCGCTAATAGTAATCCAGCAAACAACCAAACAAGTAATTCAATATTAACGCAAAACACTAACACTAGATCAAGCTCGGTGTCATTTGGTGACATTAACGTTGATGCAAGCGGAGGTGATTCTGCTGAGATATCCAATAACGTTGGTAGCAGATTAAGAGAACAAATTCAGCAGGCGGCTAGTCAATTTGATGATGGAGTTGATACTTAATGGCTATTACTGATCCGCTGATACCGTCAGCATCAAGTGATTTGTTTGCTATATTTGACGCTGAAACGTCTTTGCAATTATTTCAATCAGCGAGAACAATAAAAGCAACTATTAATAATGATAGTAAATTTATGGTTCACCCGCGAGAAAGTGGCGCAAGCCAAATTGATCATAAAATTGATCTACCCATTAATATGCAAGTTGCTATTATTGCCGAATCAGCAAATTATAGAAATTTGTACACTGAGCTTGATAGAGCAAAAACCGACGCAACACAATTAATAGTTCAAACGAAAACAGCAACTCATGAAAATATGTATATAGAATCAATTCCACGCGAAGAAGATCCAGCATATTTTAACACTATAACAATGATTATCAGGATAACTCAGGCGCTAATATTTAACCCCGTTGTCACTGGATTAGATACTGCTAACGTAGCATTTCCTAACGATTCATCAACAGTTAACAGGGGACAGCAAGCGGGAGTTGAGGCAACAGAAGATCAATCCAATCAATCTTCAATATTATTTGGGATTTTTAACTAATGATTAGAGTTCCTTTGCAGTCATCGCCAAATCAAGAATTTAACATACCGCTTGATGGTAATCGATTTGATATTGAAATAAAAGAATCCAATGGTGTCATGGCTGTGTCAATTGATATCAATGAGGAAAATATTTTATTAGGGCAGCGAGTTTTAGCTGGCGTCCCCTTAATACCTTATCGATATTTAGAAAGTGGTAATTTTATTTTTATTACTAACAACGATGAAATACCGTATTATACACAATTTGGCATTAACCAGCGTTTAATATACGCGACGCAAGAAGAATTGGAAGCTATACGTAATGCCGCTTGATGATAGAATATTAAGGGTCAGCATTGAGGTTAATGGCTTTATAAGAAGCTATCAAAATCTCTTTATTAGAGCGTCAGGAGAAAAGTTTGCAGGCCCAAATCAAGGGACGTGTGAGGTTCAAATCGCTAATTTAAGCGAAGATGTGGCAACATCGATTTTAACAGAGACAAGACCATTTAATAACAATCCAAACCCTAAAACCATTATTGTTGAAGCAGGTAGGGTGTCGACGGGGTCAAGCATTGTTTATATTGGCAATGTATTTAGATCATCGCAAACACAACCACCTGACCAGATTTTAACGATAAAAACGTTAACGCAACAATTTCAGAAAGGAAATATTATTGCTAATTCATTGCCTGGCATGACAAGGTTATCAACAATTGCTAGCACTGTTGCTAATAGTCTTGGTATTGATTTAGTGTTTGAAGCTGAAGATAAAAATATAGCAAACTACAATTACAACGGTAGTGCAGAAAGACAAATAGAAAAATTAGAGTTACTTAGTAATATAGATGTTTTTATTGATAACAATACATTATTTGTCAAGCAGTGCGATAGACCGCTAAATGGCAGGTTAAGAGTTATAACGCCAAATGAAATTATTGGAAAGCCTGAATTATCGGATAGAGGTTTAAAGATATCATTTTTTTATGATTCTCAAACTGTGGTAGGTGGCATGCTTGATGTAACTAGCAATCAATACCCAACGGTATCAGGTCGTTACATTATTTACAAATTAAGTTATGATTTGGCTAATCGAGAAACCCCATTTTATTACACGGCTGAGGCGGTACCCATGTTATGACAAATAACATTCCAAGCCGCAACCCATCAGATGACGATAGCCTGCAAGGATTGCTTAGAATAGCGCTTAGAAAGCACGCTATGCGTACTGATGACATGCTTCCTTGCCACGTTATTAGTTATGATCGTAATACTAATAGGGTCATGATTCGACATTTTATAACGATGATAGCGACAGGTGGCGAGACGGTACCTAGATCAAATGTTGCATCCATCCCAGCTTTAGTGCTTGGTGCTGGTGATTTTTTTGTTAACTTCAACATACAGCCTAATGATTTTGGATGGATAAAGGCAAGCGACAGAGATATAAGCCTTTTTTTACAGAGCTATTCAGTACAACCGCCAAATGACAAGCGTGTCCATGATTTTTCATCAGGTTTATTTATTCCTGATGTCATGACAAACTACACTATCGCCGAAGAAGACAGTGAAGCTATGGTCATACAAAACCGAGATGGTAGCGTTAAATTGTCTTTAGACAACAATAGAATCAACATGAATGCACCAACGATTAATATAAATGGTCAAAATGCGGTGAATATTAACGCTCCCAATTTTACGGTAAATAGCACAACAACAACAATAAATGGAAATACAGGCATCAATGGATCATCATTAACACATAATGGAACAAATGTCGGTGATACACATTCACACCCACAAGGTGTAGATAGCCGTGGAGACACGCAGTTAGATACAGGCGGACCACAATGATTTTATTTGCTGTTAATGAAAATAGAGATATTTTTGCTACAGAAGGTGGCAGGCTTGCTCTGGTAACAGGTCTTGACGCAATTGTGCAATATGCAGGTCATGTTGTTCGTGCTCAATTGGGAGAAATGATTTACGCTCAAAACAGGGGAGTTAACACGCTGCAATCATTATTTTCTGGCTCCCCTAATGTGCTATCATTTGAAAATTCAGTGCGAAATCAAATTAGGCGTATTCCTGAAGTTATCGCTATAGAAAGTTTTGATATTACCATTGCAAACAATGAAGCAAATTATAATATCGTGATACGAACAACATTCGGAAATGGGGTGGTCAATGGCAACTTATAACTATGTGTCATCAACTGGAACCATTATACCTGACACTGCTGAGATACAAGAAGATACCAGAGAAGAGTACAGGGAAATTTTTGGTGATGATTTTGTTACAGATGATGAAACGCCGGAAGGCGCTATAATCAATGCTGAAGTCACTTCGCGTCAAAGTGTTGCTAGAAATAATGCAGCAGTTGCTAATCAAATAAACCCTAATTTATCAGATGGCATTTTTTTGGATGCTATCTTAGCGCTTACTGGCGATAGTAGAACATCGGCGCAACCCACAATAATCAAAGGTGTGACCCTAAATGGGGTGCCTGGAACAATTATTAATGGCGGATTAAGCAACGTAGCCCAAACAACGGCAGGCGATAATTTTTTCTTGTTAAATACTGTCATATTAGATGCTGGCGGCAACGGTACAGGTAACTTTCAAAGTGTCGAGAATGGCCCTATTGAAGCTGGCGCAAACACGCTTACCACGATTGTCACGGCTGTTTTGGGTTGGGAAACGGTTAATAATCCTACCGCTGGTGTTGTGGGTCGTTTAGTCCAAAGCTCAGCAAACGCCAAAAATAGAAGGCGTGACAAGCTTGGTTTGCAAGGGAGATCATTGGCGGCGGCTGTCTTAGGCAATGTAAGTAATGTTGAAGGCGTGTTAAGCGCAGTATTTAGGGAAAATTTTACAAACTCAACTCAAATTATTGACGGAGTCACACTGAAAGCCAATAGTATTTGGGTTAATGTAGATGGTGGTGATCCTGTTGATATTGTAGCAGCCTTATCAACAGCAAAAACAGGTGGGGCAGGATATAATGGCTCGGAAGATGAAATCTATCTAGATCCAGAAAGCAGACAGACAACAGTTGTTAACTATGAAAGACCAATAGATGTTAACATGTTAATACGTGTTACTGCTAGGGTCAGTGCTGGCACTGATGATCCAGAGCAATCAATTAGAGAAGCTGTTATTCTTTACTCTCAAGGAGAAATAGAAAATCAGCCTGGTTTTGTTA